AATTTTAGTGCATTTAAATATTGTTGTTCCATTGGATTATTTTAGTTGGAGGAACGAAAAATGTCAATGTTTTTGTAAACAGTCCAATTACATAATTTATCAGTGCTGGGTTTGGCACTACATGCTCTGAATAATTGTAAAAATTTACGTAAGTCGATTTGTACATCTGTTCTATATTGACTTTTGAAATGAGTAATATGAACTTCGTCGATAATAGATTTATTAAGCATTAATAAATTGGGACCGCCTATGATCCAAACGTTTTTATTTGGATAAAGTTTCTGTATGTTTAAAATATGTTCAGTAACATTTCCGGATATGCTGGTTACGCGATAGCCATGTATAGGTCTATTAGTTGCAACGTATGAGATCCTATTAGGCAACGGCTTCGGCATTTTAGGATCATCCCAGGTATTTCTGCCCATTACTACAACATTGTTTTCTGTTTGTTCTTTAAAGTATTGTAGATCTTCTTTATGGTGGGGCCATGGTAAACTGCCATTTAACCCCATACCACCCCACCAATCTACTGCAAAGATTGCTTTTATCATAATTTAGCAAGGATTCTATCTGTCTCTGGTTGAATAGTTTTTTCTACAGACTCAATGTCTACGAAAAAATCGACATTCTCAATATATTGATCCAACTCTTCTAATCTTTTATTAATTTCTATTTCTACAACATCTGGATCTGCACCTCTTGCTAAAATTTCTTTAATATTAATTTCAACATTGGTGCCGTCGAGTAAATGCACTACCATTCGTTCTAGCACTTGGACAGGGACTTCTTTTTTTTCTACTTCTTTAAGAATGTTTCTCCATGTACTTTTGACACTGATATTAAGCTTCCTGGGTCTTGGCTTTCGTGGTTTTTTTGGTTTTTGTTCGGCCATTTTGTTCTTCTGTAGTACCCATCAATTCTGCTGCTTCTTTTTGTAGACGATCACTTTCGGCTAACAATGCTTTGGCTTCAGCAGCCATTTTTTGTGCTTGCGCCAAACGCTGTGCAGCAATTTGCTCGTCTGTTAAAACATCTGTTAGTTGAATATTTGTATCGACTTCAGCAGGTTGACTTCGACTTTCGCGGGGTGCACGAACTTCCCCTAGTGTTTTTTCTTGTGGCCTACGCTTACCAGTATACCCAGCATTTTTATCTAAATTTGCCAGTTCTTTAACAGCTTCTTCACCCATGGCCATTTTATTCAAAATTTCATTTAATTCATCCAGTCTCACGGTGCTTTTTACATTTGGTGTCACAATAACTTGATTGGTGGGAACTTTTTTAATCATCCCTTCCTTATGCAATGTTGCCAAAGCATTATTGCCATCAGATAGAGTGTATCGGAAAAGATAATCACTGAATTCTTTAGCTTGCTGACCCGATTCGCTTTCTAGTGCTGTCATTAAGTCGTCGTGAATATGCCGTGGTAATGTGTCAGGGTAAATAACCAAACACATATGATCTTCGTTTGGCACTGTTCTAAATAAAATAACACATTTTTTATTATTGTGTTTTCCCACATGTTTTATCATATACTGTCCTTTTATGATTTATTGGGCACATTAATGACATTAAGATCAACAAGAAAAGAATAAAGTTTTTGATAAGCAGTCCCGATGTCTACAAATTCTTCAGGTCTAAACGCGCCTCTGCTACTTGCTAACTGAATTAAACTTAACAAGGTTAGCAATTCTTGAGCCGGTATTTGAACTTCTTTTTGTTGAGTAGTTTCTTGATTCATCTTATGTTTCCAAGTTCTTACTTATTTACATCTAAATATATTGAACTAAAATTTTAATTAATTTTGTCTAACATTAAACCAAAAAAGCTTGCCTCAGAAGCAATTTCAAATGCTACGCAAATTTGTAAGTTAGTGTGATTGCGTTCGTTTTTTACATAAGCATCATTTATATAATATCTACCTTTTAAATTTTCATATATCCAATCAGAAATTTGTTTATGTGTTCCTGCGGAAGAGTCTACATAAACTTTTGTGAAATGAGGAGGGCAATGACTAATATTTCTGAGACTAAACACGTTCAATGGGTTAATCTCTCCGGTCTTCAACATCCATTAACTCCAGATTTTTTTCAATAAAATAACAAAAACCCAGTATTCCTGCAAAAATAATTACAGCTATAATTACAATTGAGATTATTGTTGAGATTGATTCGAACATAGTTTTGCTATCGTAATAAAATGTTCATACGCTTGACGTACAGCATCATGTTGCATTAATTTATCTGCTTCCCGAATCATTGCGTCAGTGCCTACACGAACTGATTCTGCCACACTTGCGCGATACAAAGGCAATACAGAAATATCCAAGCTTTGAGAAAGTTGATCCCATAGTTCTTTTTGTTCTCGTGTAATAGGTTCTTTAGTGGGCTTCAACCTACTATGATCTACTATTACTTTACAGATATGATCATATGCTACCATACTCGCAGCAATTAGTGCAGCATAATCGGGGTCTATATTGTATCTAGTAGAGCTGACTCCCGGGGTGACTACAGTAACATGTGTTCCACGTGGATAGGCGTTGTGTAGTTCACTGTCATATTCGCGAACAGGAACATAACGGCGACCAACCTTTTCATAAAATGTCTTTCTCGTCATTTCGTAATCCATTACTGTGTTTGTTATTAGGCGTGTCTATATCTTGAAACAATCGTTTTTCTTGTTGAGTTGGTTCTTTAAAAAATTTTCTAGGATTACCACACATAAAACACCTGGGGTCACCGCAGTTCATTGCATGTTTTTTAGAAAATCTATGCGATTGTTCCAATGTTGGATGTTTGGGATCTTGCACATGGCTTTTAAAAATTTTGCTTTGTCGTTCTATAGCAGTTTCGTCATGGTGTAGTCTACGACTATGATTTAGTTTATCCTCAGGTCTGCTCATTTTGCGCGTCCTTACAAAATAAAATACCACCCGAAGGTGGTATTCTTCTGGGCTAATTGTATTTACGCACCTGCAAGTTCTCGAGCTTTTTCATAAATAGCCCAAACACCAAACGGGGGTTCGGCATCTTGGTTGCCCTTGATGATGAAAACTGTATCGCAGTAATCAGGATCACCCCAAGAACTAAACGGCATACCGTCAGTGAACATAATAAACTTCTTAGGCTCGATATTATTTTCTTTCATGTATTCCCAATTGGCCATGAAGTCTGTTCCGCCTCCTCCTGCAGGTTGATAGCTGGAAATATCATCCATGTTTTCACTGGTGAACGTTTGATGATTATAAATTTCAGTGTCAAAACTCCACACTTGAATTTTATATTCATCGTAGGCTTCCATGATGCCTTTGATCTCACTGAGGAATGCTTTAATGTCTGCTTCTCCAATACTGCCCGAAGTGTCAATGGCAATGCACACATCAATTTGAGTTCCGGGCCGCATGCCGGGCATAACGGCATCCATGTGCCAACTGCGTCGGTTTGGCCGCATCCAAGTAAAGTCATCTTTAATAGTGGACTGAATTTGTTGTTGAAGCAGCTCACGCCAATTGACAACGGGTTTAGTGAGATCTTTGATCAGTCGTTTGACGCCTGACGGCAGATTACCTGCTCCCACTGCCTGTGCAGCCTGCATCAGAGCTTCGCGGATTTCGTCCTTAATTTGTCGTTTTTCAGCATCGGACAATCGTGGACGACCTTTGCCCTCACGGTTCCCGTCTGTATCTTTATCTCCGTCACTGTCGTCTTCTTGATCGTCAAGGTGTTCGTCTAGCATCTGTTCCAGCAAGTCCGAAATGTCGATTTTTTCGGCTTTGTCGTACAAATCGTCGTAGACTTCTTCAGCACTCCACCCTTTATACTTTGCATCATACAGACAAGGATTAATGCGATCACCAATTTTCTGCTCAATCAAATCCGAATTGACACAGAAGTCAGCGGCACAATTGAAAAGTCGGCAATCTCGGAAGTCACCAGTACGTCCGATATGGTCATAGACATTGTGCAGTACTTCGTGACCAAAAAGAAATTCTAGTTCACGCGGTTTGAGTTTGTTAACAAATTCGGTATTGTAATAGAAATTACGACCATCAGTGGCTGCAGTACCAAGCCAGCTGTCTGCGTTAACCAGCTTAAGCCTAGTAGCAAGATTGCCGAAAAAAGGAGCCTTAAGAAGTAGGCCAATACGTGCGGTAACCAATTTTTCGCGTACTGCAGAATCCAGCTGAGGATTAACAGTGTCTGACAGTTTGCCAGCAAGTTTGGGTTGACGTTTTTCGCTGCTAGTAGTAGTCATTCAATTCTCCTTTACAATACCGTTATTATAAGAAATATTGGAATATTTGTCAAATTAAGGAATCACAAGTTCTTTGTTATGTATAGCTACCATCATTTTATAAATGAATTCTTTTTTGCTATTACCACAGTCATAGTCGGAAATAAACACATTGATGCTGTCTGATTTTGTGTTTTTTTGTTGTTTTGAATCTGCCTTTACTATTTTTGTTATCTGAACTCTATGATCAAATTGAAAAGTAAGTTCATAATTGATGCCTGATTCCGAAGTATACCGACATCGGGTAAGTTTTTCCCAGTAATGTGCAGGGGCCATTGGCCAGACTAGGCCTTTATTCCAAATATATTTTGCGTTGGCAATATTTTCTTTACGTTGTCTGGCAGTGGTGCTTCTTTGCCAAGTTCCTCCGATACTGATTAGATCTCGGCCTTCGAGGCCCATAAGTGTGGCATAGCATACCAGTTGCCGAATTTGTTCCTGTTTTTCTGGACTATAACGTCTAAACTGCAAATCTTGTTCTAGATCCTGTACGCTCATATTAACACCATTTTAATTTGAATAACACATATTCTTCATCTGTGGCAAGATAGATGTAAAATTCGTAAAATCGTTTATTATATTTTTCAGCATGCCACGCCCATTTACGCACAAAACTTTCATCTTTATCTGCAAGTTCTATCAGGACATCTCTTTCGCAACTGGTGACAAAAGTTTCCCAACACCAATTCCGAACTTCAATATAACTGTTATATCTTACGACGTAATCGCCTAATATTTTTACACGATATTTGAAGTGTTTATGTCCAGCGAATCTGGAGTCTAATTTATCAACTGAAAATTTGGGAGTCGAAGACATAGTCATTCCCATGTTGTCTTCGACTCCTGTGGATTACTTCTGGCTTGCAGCAACAATGTACTTGCCAAATCGTTTGTGGAACTCATCGAAATGTTTGAGTTTGCCGGGAACAAACGGAAGATTGTAAGTAGTCAGCGCGACCCGCGCACCCATGACAGTCAGTTCAGTGGTAAAGTTATCCATCATGAACTTGAAGAAGTTGTCTGCCATGTCGTGCCATTCAGCACTGATTTTGCCGCCTTCTTTCTTGGCAGCATCCTGCAGTTCATAGCACATGGCAATGGTCAGACTGTACATAGCACTGATCTCTTTGACTTTAAGTTCTTTTACTTTGCCAGCAAGAATCTCGGAAGGCTTAGGCAGTTGTCCGGCAACTTTACGATGTGCCATAAACTTAACAGCAACACCTTCGCCCACAGCACCCGCAACCAAATCAGTAAGATCCTCGGTGCTGATATCGTCGTCTTTAAGAAGTTCGCTGACGAAAGTCCACGAACGCGGGGTAGCAAACGAACGGCTGGAACTACGCGGATCAAAGTCATACAGATCCTGTTTAGCAAAACCCACATAGCCAACAACATCTTTGTGGATCTTGTTAGTCACAGCCCAAGTCTCCCAACTGGCGTGATCGACACGCATCTCCAAGTGCACAAAACGATTAGCCAACGGAGCAGGCATACGATAAGTAACGCCTTTGTCGCTTTCACGGTTACCCGCAGCAATAACCACAACATTGTCAGGCAGGACATATTTGCCAATACGGCGGTTCAACACTAACTGATAAGCAGCCGCTTGAATTGAAGGAGCAGCACTGTTCATTTCGTCCATGAACAAGCAGACAATGGGATACTGGCTGGCAAACTCTTCGTCGGGCAAGTCAATGGGCGGTGCCCAGTCCATCTTGCCCAATTCTTTGTTATAGAACGGAATGCCACGCAGATCGGTAGGCTCCATCTGTGCAAGACGAAGATCGATAAATGCGCCCCCCAACTCTGCAGCAACACCTGCAACAACTTCACTCTTACCAATTCCCGGAGGCCCCCACAGGAAGATGGGACGCTTTTGTTTGAAACAGGCCAAAATACTGCGGCGAGCAGCAGTGGCAGTAACGGTACGATGTTCAGTAACGGCTTCTTTAGACATAATGTATGCTCCTGATTAACGTTGAAAAAACAATTATAGTTGAAAAATGAATATTTGTCTTGTTGTTATTCTGCAACAAGCGCGGGACTAATGGTAAACTTTGCGAAAGAAACATGTTGATTGTACATACGGGCTGCAGAGTCCGCCAACTCACGGCTGGCAAATTCTGCTACTGTTCGACCAAATCGTGCACGATCAGATCCAAGATTTTCAAAACGGACTACAATCCAAGCAGGACTACGATCATCATCACCGCAGTCAAAACGAACTTCAAAAGAGGTCATGCAGTTTCTCCGTGTTTGTATTTACTATTCCAATATTATAAGAAATAATGGAATATTTGTCAACCAAATTAAACTACTTCAAGCATGTTGGCTGGCACACGCCAACGCATGGTTCCTGTGTTTACAGTGACAAATTTCACAGCAATTTTTTCTACTGTTCCTGTGAAATTTTGCCCGCGTTTGGTGCTATAAAACTTAACATGACTGCCCACGGTGATTCCCCGTTTGACTTCTCTGGTCAATTGACTGCGCCTATATTTAACAGCAGCAATAATACTGTCCAATTGATCATTGGACAAATTACCAAACATAATGGAACTGTTGATTTCTTGAATAGTAGCCATTGCTACTCCGTTTAAGTTACAATAACCGTATTATGCAGAAATATTGAATATTTGTCAATCTTGTCTAAAATTAGACTCAAGATTACTTAGATAAGCAGCCACATTTCCGCCCATGAGATTTATCATGCTGGCTTCACTTTCGTCGAATACCACAAATTTGTCTCTTAAAATAAAATACATGCCTTGAAAATATCGCTCCAACTGTAACAAATTACGATTTGTCAGCGGGGGGTCGACTTCAAAATTATAAGATTTACATCCGCAGTAAGTGACAACGTGATGATATCCTGAAACACTTAGCCTAAGGCTATGGGGATCTTTCGGATTGTTCCAAATTGCATAGGCCAGTTTTGATGGATGAATACCTGACATATCAGCAAATATGTCAGTCAATTGAGATTGTGTAAATCTTTTATGGGAAGATTTTGTCACCGCTACGCAGCAATACTACTGAAAATTGGTCTGTTTTAAACAGATTGTTTAGTTTTTTTGCAAGGTTTATAGCATGCCCGGGATTGCTAAAACTGGTCTTCTTATATTTAGGACCGGGGTAGCTTACTAACATATTGCTGGATTTTAGATTAATAGGTTGATTATCGTAGAACACAGCCCAAATACCTTCGCTGCTTAAAATTTGTTCTGTTTTATAAGTTGTTTTATTTACATGTTCAATAAGAACATTTGGCTTGGGTCTGCTCATTATAATTTTACCTAACAATATTTATCATATTAACTGCACATATTATTTAAATTTTCCACCATCTACTGTGACTTGTATCACTTGCTCTTGATTTTGTAACAACTGAATCTGTCGACTTTGGCACGCACAATGACTTAGTAAGTCCATAAAATCTGCATGCAAACTTCTTGCTTCCTGCGCAGTAAGTATCAACTGTTTACTACCAGTTTGATTCATGGCTTTAACTCGATCATTAAATTTTTTTAAATGTAAAGTGAGATTATTTTCCATGTGATAAACAATTTAATTTCGTCTGCATTTCTTGAATTGTGCGATATGGCCCGAAAAAATCATATCTATTTAGAGTAATTAATTTAGGACAAAATACAGTAGTCCATTCATTATTTAATTTTACAACATAATACCCTGCACAAAAAAAACTTTTGCTTTTATTGCTTTTTGAATATACTGGGAATTTATGTTTTAAATCCCACATTATATTATATGCAGTTCCTTGAATAGGATAGTCATAGATTGTTTTTTGTACAGGTTTAGCTCGAGTTTGGGTGCTATGTGGTTTATCAAATTTAACATTATACGCTTTAGATAGCAGTTTAATTGTGTTAAACTTTTCTCTATAATTGTCGTTTACGTAAACAAATCCACCATCGTCTACTGCTTGGATAGTAGCCACTTTGGCACCTTGAGATTCTACAATCCAATATTTGTTTTTCAATACAGGTTTTGCAACAAGTTCTGTCATAATACAGTTAATCCTATAATTAAAATGTAAGTTAATTGATGGGCAAACTGATCTGCACCAAACTCAGCCCAAAATCTTTTAGTAGAAGAATCTTTAGTACCGAATCGCATTTTAACATAATCTATGTGGTAATGTGCAACCAGGTCTAGAATAGCCATGCTTATAGCAAATGGAATACCTGGATATCCCAGAACAACCCATACTGCTAACCCAGTTAACGTTGCATGTTTTAAACTATGAATGATCCCAAGCCAACTACCATAACAACCTTTGTTATCTATTTCTGTTTGTGTTTGGTTGGCAAAATCAAAGTAAAAATGTTTTAACTGTAACAAAAACATCAAGTAAAGAGCGTCAGCCACGTTGCATCCTTTGTTGATATTGATATTCTCTTTTTAACCAAAATCGATACTTTTTAAAATAGTCTTGGCTAGTATAAGTTATTGGCTGCCCATACCCGTCAAGTTCTAATAGGTGTTCATACCACATCTTATTGACCCAGAGTCTGAAATCTGAGGATTTACGATTGAATGAGTTTTTCATATGTATACTCACTATCTCTAATATTTGCTACAGGCCGCAACCAACCGCGATCAATGCAAACCGCAATAATGTTTTTGTATTCTGCAGGACAACGTTGATCAATTTGAAATGCAGCTCTTGGAACAAGAGTGATATTAGATCGAATATAAAACTCTTCGTCTTTGGCGGATAAAGTTTTAGTTTCAGTTTTATGAATTCGATATTTAATCATTTTTGTCTAATTCAAATTTTTGCAAAATTTGTTTAGCAACTTCAGGCTGATCATTAGCCAATGCAATGTCCACGCATTGGCTAACAGCCATCTCGATACTTTTCTCTAGCAGATTGCCACCTACTTGAGGATAAAGGCTACCCCCTACTGCTAATGCAATTTGTTTAGTTGAGGTTTTCATAATTGTCTGCAAAATGCTTTTTAATTAGTTCACTAGCTCTTTTCATAGCTTTATTGCCGTTAGTGCCAAAATCATCTGTAGCGGTGATATCAGTGTCGACGACCATCAAACATTCTTCGATTACATATTGGCATAGAGTTTCGATAAAACCTGCCATCCATTCCTCTGCTGGCAAATTAATGTCTGCATGAGCTTGCCATGCTCTAACTGCAATTTCTTGTATACGATTATTTTTCATTTCGATATCCTGCGTTAAGAATTTCTCCAATGGCACTACTGTTTTCGCTTAGTTTATTCAACTCATATTTTCCGCAAAATTTAAGAAATTGTGCGCCAACCATTGGACGATTTTTTGGCACACTATTGTGCTGGATTGTTTCGTCAATGATCTGTTTAATATGATCGGGCTGTGCATTTAAATCTACAAGTTGTACATTACGGTTATAATCATCCAACACACGATGTTCTTGGCCGTTATGATCAGTCCACCTCTGCAACATTAGATTATTCCAATTGAACCCTTTACGATTCATGTCGTCATAGGCTTCTTGTAACCCAACTTTGTTTTTACTTCCCTTGGTACGAACACCTGGGTATGCACTAAAAATGTTGTCGGTAGGATCGCCGCGCATGCATTTTTCAAACAGAATCCAAGTAGGATTAGGAATGCGTTTGGGTTCTTTGGTTTTTTTGTCAATGACTGGGCGACCTTTTTTGTCGAATATACCTTCTATGGTATGCAATTCGTCTGCTACCCCATTATACTGATTTACATTTTTTGCTAAAAGTTGATGAAAATCTGTGTCACTGCTAACAATAGTGTGATGATCATTGGGATGATTTCGAATAAAACCTGCAATTAAATCATCTGCTTCTAACTGTTCATGTCTTAGAACAGTACAATTAGTTTTGTCAGTGATAAATGTTTTAAGATCGTCAAACGCTTCCCAGAACATGCGATCTTCTTCTGCTTCGCGCTCAGTTAAAGCAGCCCTGGCTGCTGCACGATTTGCCTTATAAGGGGGGTAAAAATCTCTACGCCAACTGCGTCCTTCTAAACAAAATACTACATGATCGGCTTTCTGATCTCTCCATGCTTTATTAACTGAAGCAAGGGTAACATGGATTGCAAAACCCAACTTGTCCCATGTATCGCTTTGACGGTGGGCGCTATGTCGGGCACGAAAGAATGTATTGGCTGTATCAACAATAAGATATCGCATAGTGCCGTAATACTAGCATATTATTTAGATATTTGTCAACTGCCTACTTACGTAGGGTAATAAAAACTCGGCCCAAATTAAATGGGCATCTGCACCATAATGATAATATTTTGGGTTTGCTGGTTTTAAACCTTTACGTTCTAACCAAAAATAATATGTGTAATTTTCGTCGTATGGATTAATATAGTATTCACCCCAATCATACCTTGGGATATTCCAGTGTTTTACATGATGAAAATAACTGTAACAATTAAAAAACAAATGTGGAATTTGATGCAGTTTTAATTCATTATGAAATTGCCAAATACGATTGTGCCAGTACAGCTCTTTTTGTTTTTGATTATCTCGATTGCCAGAATCTATTACCCATTGCATGTATTTGGATTGCAAGTCTTTTGGCACACTATCTAAACCGGAACTTGTTACATATATGTGTTCATTTTCATGAATCCATTCTTCTCTTTCCCAAGTGGTCCACCCAATAATAACAATGTCTGGTCTATTAGTATTAAGATATTGTTTAGTAGTTCTAAGTATAGTTTCATTGGCACAACCGGGTTTAGCGTCGCAAACAAAATCTGTTTTTAGAAATCTTGACAAATGAAAGCCATAGCTATGATTAGTACCGCCTGCATCGTAGCCGGCACTATGACTGTCACCGTTAACGTAAATTTTCATTCTTGATATACGGGATTAGGAAATTCTAGCTCAAAGATATGGTAACTATTAGAGTCTGTGTCTTTAAGTGCTTCTATGGTGCGATTAAATTCTGCTTCTTCAATAGTTCTAAAAAATCCAGTTCCTATAAATGTCCCGCTCGTTGATCCTGCAGAATTAAAACAAATACCAGATGAAGTTGACATTCTTACTAGTTGATAGAATTTAAGAGTTTTAGGAGGCTTTATTGCTTCCATTAACTAACCTCAGATCTGCCGTCACCTAAATCACGCCGTTTAACACCAGTAACGGGTCTTGGGTTATTTGCTTCGTATTGTTCAAACGTTTCTAGCACAACATTACGACATACATCCTGGAACCAACGATCTACAATTTGCACATCGTCTTTGCCTTGATATCCGGAACGCAATAGTTTTACAATAAAGTGTTCATTCCAATCTAGTTCAAATGATCCATTTCCGACATTTTCTGGATCAATTTCTACACGAAGAACACTGACCCAGGGTTCACCTCGTTTGGTAGCTTCGGCTTTGGGATCTTTTGCTTTAATTGTTAATTTAGGTCTAGCAGTAGTTGTGTCTTTTGAAGTTGTTGTTTTTCTTGTTGCCATTATAGTTCCTTTATTTGCCCCATTGCACGATTAATTGATACCCTGCATTTTTTATTTTTGACTCCCATTCTAGTGTTTGTTCGTATAGTTGTTTCATTTTAACTTTAAGAATTGGGTGAATCATTTCTGGATCAAAAGTTTCGATGCATCCATGCCAAAATCTCCCGTGATATAAATAAACTGTATTTGAAACTGGATCATATCCATCTACATTATATTTCACGTCAGATAACCAATGCTGCCTAATAGGAACATTTAAACTATCGAGCCATTTAGTTTCGCTTTTTGATATATATTTCGCATGGCCTAAATTTAATTGTTGCTGCCTTGCTATTTTTAGCATATTAATGCCAGCATTCCGTTTATGCTCTTTACCACATTGTGGACAACCGATTCCTTGCCGCAACGCATCAAACCATTGAGAAAATATTATATTGTGTTTGTTACATTTAATATTGTTTAGTTTTTGCGAACTTTCAAGAGATGCATTAGAAAAATCTAACAATTTATTAAATATCGGCGAATATTGTTCTATACGATCACTTAGTGATCTTAACTGCGCCGGCACTCTTTGTTTGTGATATGCAGAATTACAGCAATATTTTTTTTGCTTTAAAAGTTGCCATGCAACAATCTCTCTTTCCGAATGTTCACATTTTACTAAAATTTTAGTTGACGAGTTGATAAATTTTCCTATTATTTTTATAGTTGGATTTACAAGTTCTACTAATTTAACAAACTCTTGGTGTGTATATCCTTTTTGCCCCATTCTGACCATCCTTTGTTTTATTTAGTCAAATTTGGGGCAATGGTTGTTATTTAGCCCATCCATTGCCCCAAATGGAACAATGCAATCGTGGACTTAAATAATACCCTCTGGCCATAGCCATATCTGCTACTTTAGTTAGATTGCCTTCGTATTGTTCTTTGGTGCCTCCTTGGGGCATAACATAGACCACACCAGTAAATCCTGCTGCTCTGTATTCTTGAACTGCCCGATCAACTTCTGCAAAATGTTCGTCAGTTTCTACTACAAATTTTAGATATACAGTTCCTAAGTTTTCATAAGATGCTACGACATCGGGTCGAATAGCATCCGACCACGATTCACCACTGGCACTTATCTTGGGGCTTACACTAAAAGTAATTTCCCCGCCATTGCCGTGTGGAAATCTTGATTGATTCCATTCTTGCATATATTCTATAAAGTCCGATTGCAATGATTGTGTGCCGTTTGTTTCAAAGGTTAAATTTCGTAAATCTTCCATACGCTCATGACTTAACAATTCCTTATAAGCACGTTGCCATCCCAACAAAGGTTCACCTCCGGTAATTACTAAATGAACATTATTGCCATTACGTTGTAGCCAATTTTGCCCAGGTACAAGTCCTAACATTCTATTTACAATTTCGTCTGTTGACAATGTGGGGCTTAAATTTTTAAAAGCAGGATGCCAACTTGCATAACTATCACACCCTGTGTTAACCAATGGCAAGCTATTAAAGTCTTTATACAAATGTACATTTTTAGCAACTTCGTCTGCTTCGACACTACGTTGCCCCTTAGGCATCCCAAATCCCGAACAAGTAAAGTTACATCCAAATGTACGTAAAAATACACTAGGGACACCTATGAAACGACCTTCACCCTGGGCACTATAAAAAATCTCACTTACTTTAATTTTCATGATCCGCAACTTTTTAAGCAAATATTATCTGTTAATTCTTGGTTAGTATAAAATAATTCATCGATAGAGTCAACATTTTTTTTACTCTGATAACAACACACACTAAATTTTCCTGATGCACTTAAGTAAATGCTAGGATGTGAATAATGCATACAGTTTTCTATTTTGACTTCTTTATAATCCTTTTGAGTGTCTTTTGTTAATTTCATTTAACAAATACATCGTTTATTTGACGATTAACACGCACAAACGTAGTACATTTGGGCAATTGTTTTAGAGTTGAAGCACCTACATAAGTGCATGTACTACGCAGTCCGCCTAAAATGTCTAATATTGTAGAATTAACTGGTCCGCGATATGGAACTGACACGGTTCTGCCTTCGCTACTCCGATATTCAGCTACACCACCGTGATGTTTGTTCATTGCGGTATTTGAACTCATTCCATAAAACTCAACTGTTTTTTTAGTAATATATTTTGGATGATATCGCAGATGGGGCATAAGAATACTGTCTTTGTCATTATTGCCAATAGTGATTTCTTCTTGTTCTGTGCTTTTGTAGACATGTTTTACTACTGTCCCGCCACCTTCGTCGTGACCGGCCAACATACCTCCCAGCATTACAAAATCAGCGCCAGCGCCAAAGGCTTTAGCGACATCACCAGGACAAGTACAGCCCCCGTCAGCAATAATATGCCCACCGAGGCCGTGAGCAGCATCAGCACATTCGATAATGGCCGAGAGTTGAGGATAGCCGACTCCAGTTTGGATACGAGTAGTACAAACACTACCAGGACCAATGCCAACTTTAACAATATCTGCTCCACGTAAAATTAACTCCTGAGTCATATCTGCAGTAACAACATTGCCTGCAATAATTGTACAATGTGGAAATGTAGTGCGTACTTTGCTAACAAATTCGCCAAAATGTTCACTATATCCATTGGCTACATCAATGCAAATAAAATGCACTTCGGGATAAGCATTAATAATTCTTCGCAGTCGTAAAAAGTCTGCATCACTAGTGCCTGTGCTAATTGCAAAATGATTACCGCTTATTTGTGTTGCTAAATCGCATACGTCATCTTCTAAGTATGATTTAACAAGGCAAGTAAACATTCTGTGATCATATAAAGCCTTTGCCATGGCAATAGTGCCTACACCATCCATGTTAGCAGCCATTATAGGTATGCCAGTCCACTCAAATTCACTATGTTTAAATTTGTATGTTCTTGCTAATTCTACTTCTTTACGACTTGACAGTGTACTACGTTTAGGACGAATTAGTACGTCTTTAAAATCTAATTTAATATCTTCTTCAATTCTCATCGGGATTCTCAAAAATAGTTGACCACTTTTTTAGTTTGTTAACTTTGTTTTCTTGTGCAGATGCTACTGCAGATTTATTTACTATATTATAACTTATGCACAAATTAATCATAGCTAATACATCACCTATTTCTTCAGTAAGGCGGTCACGATTTGGCTTCTCTGCTTTTAAATGTTGTTCGTCTATACCAAACCTGCGACACTTACTCACCATTTGAATTAATTCTGCACATTCTTCTTGCAGAATATCTAAAATATCTTGTTGTGTTTTATTCATGATAAAAGGGTGTAAAACACCCTTTGATGATTAATTATTAGATTTTACAATATGAGGATTTTCTTCACTAGCATTTTTTGCGAATTTCTTCTGCAACCAGCCCAACAGCAAACCATAGGCAGGAAGAATAACTAGGAGGCTAACTAAAATTTTACTAATACTGTTATTGGTTGCAACAATATGCCAGTTAGCAGCCATAAATTCATTTGCACCTTTGTAGAATGCAGTAAAGAAGAAGGCATAGGTATCAATAAATGTACTTACTACCGCACTTAGACTAGGAGCGATCCACCAAGTAGCATATTTTTCACGCAGATATTGAAATACATAAACATCCAATAGATTACTTACAAAATAAGCAACACCTGAACCCAACCCAATTCTAAATGCAACTGAACTTGGTGCTCCACCTAGTTTAACAACTAACATACTTACCAAAATAGCAGGAATAAAGGCCAGCGTAATTACTGCTCGACCTGTTTCTTTACCCATTAGTCGAACAGTTAAGTCTGTAAGGACTACAACCAACGGAAAAGTAAATGCTGCAACTGCCAACGGATTTCCGAAAATGTCAATCTTGAACTGCACAAGATAATTACTAACTGCTACGATGAATACATGTAGTGCCATTAGCTTATATGCCAATGATCTATCAACACTACCTAAAATTTTGTTTAACATTTTTTCTCCTTTTTAATTAAACAAATCTTCGCACCACTCACGATGCCCTTCCCTGAATGCAATAATCCTTTATTTTCCAAAACAATACAATCATTTTCGGCAAAAGTCAATAATTTAGAAAAGATAAATAAAAATGTAGTTCGCGGATCTCGACAATCCCAACTACTCTATGATTAATAAGGAATCACAGCATGAATATTTATAATCAACAACCATACACCTATTTCCTTTTCTGGAAAATATATAATAAAAAATATTACGGATGTCAGTATGGTAAAAAGGCATCACCAATAAACATTCTATTAGGAAAATATAAGACTTCTTCTAAATATGTAAAACAATTTTGGAAAGAACACGGTCCCCCAGATTATATAGTTATACATAGAGTTTTTTCTTCTGTAGTTGAATGCAGAGAATTCGAAACCAGTTATCTTAAAAAAGTAGACGCGGTTAAAAACAACGATTGGCTTAATAAAACTGATAACAAATCTATTGCCCCCGAGTGCTCGGGCGGTGCAAAAGCAGCCAAATTAAGCTATATTTCTAGAATGCGTCATAAAGAAGAAGATCCGGAATTTAAAGAAAAATTACGACAGAATGGTATTAAAAATTTTACTTCTGAATCTGCAATGTTAAAACGTAAAGAAACATTTAAGGTAAAGAAACATTCTCAGGGAGAACGTAATCCTAGGTATGGTGTTAAATTAAAAGGGACTGAAACAGCATTGCGTATATCTATAGCTAGAAAATTACAAGTTGGACAGAATAAAAAAGCTGCCGAAATGCTAAACACTAAAAATAAGATTTGTGAAGTATGTGGTAAAAATAATCTATCATCGGGTAATTATAAAAGATGGCATCATACTAATTGTAAGAAATTGTTATCTTTGTAAAACTAATTTACACTTCTCGCTTAATTTTCTAATCGGCTAACAAGATCTTTTGGTGACTCCCAGTCCCATCTGGGTTTCATCGGAAGTACAACATTTTGTAACATCTTACGCTGGGCATCTTTTTTAGCTGTTATTTCATCAACTTCACACATAGCGTCGTTTCGATTGTGTTCATAAACTCTAACACGTTCTACATAGCATCGTCCATTAGTGACTTTATAGATATAATAATTTACATGCTCCCAAATAAACACAGAACTCATTTCCATTGATACACCACTAGGCAGTACGCGAAGTGTGCCTAGTAATCCGCCAGGTACTATAAGTTCTTCTGTAATTTGTCCTAGTCTAGGATCGTCTGCTGGCAGCACCGTTACATGATCAAAATAATACTCTAAAAATTTTTTAACTGGACCAAGTTCGCCAAATGGAATAATCCAGCCATGATTATCAATGTTTCCTGCAAAGGTAAACTCAACTTCGCGATCATATCCGTGAATGCTTGCACAGTTACCTGGACTACCGTCTTGATCAATATCAAAATATTGAGCATGACCGCAAGGTAGATATTTAAAAACTTTTGTTGCTTTAATTTTTATTGCCATCTCTTGCCTCTTTGAGTAAGTTTGATGACCTGCAGAATATTTTGAGTGGGATGAAAGTCTGAGTCCACTATAAAAGTATATTTAGTTAGTCTACTAGACCATCGAATATACGTTGCAAAGTAAGCTTTTCAATTATAGCTTTATCTTTGTGAGAATATTTTTCTAGTAGATTTCCAATGGGTTTTTCACCGAAGGTATTTTCGTAATTCCAGATCATAATTTCTTCGAATGCCAATATTTCTTCTCGCGGATCTAATGTTTTAAAGGGGTAATTAGTCAGATCCCAAATTTTAATTAAACAAAGTTTATGATCTATATCACAATTATATTTTACTCTCCATAAGTCGTTAACTACCACAAAGTCAGCTCCGCTTGACCCTAAAATTCTTTGGGCCCCCCATGATTTTAAGTGTGCCATTTGGCGATATGTTCTATCGCCAAAGTCTCTTCCATTATCTGCACTCATTCCGAATTTTATTGTAATTAATTTACCATTGAAAACAATTGAAATTTCGTAGATATAACGGTCAATTCTTTTTTTAGTAAAAAAATCAATGATATCACGAGGAGAGTTAAGATTAGCACATATGATTGTATATATTGGCAGATTATATTGATTAATATCTTCGAAACGCATTTTTATCGCCACCAAGATTCATAGGGAAAAACAATCCAGTCGTCTTTTTGTTTAGTAATTTCACGACCTACGTAATCCATTTTCAATTTACAAGCACTGGCGGTGTTGTCTACCAGAACTGCAAATCTTACATTGTTGTTCCATACTGACACCCAACGTTCGTCGAAAGGATGACACCCTGATGGCCAATCTGTCATAATCCAGTTAATTGTGGCACCTGAATCATTGATGTCGTCGACTACAAGAATGTTTTTACCTTCGTATGCATCTTCGGCCATCCAAAGATTGCTTTCACAAGAATTTTCTTCATCGCGTAAACTAACTTTTAACGCTTCCATTCTTAGGTCAAAATAATGACTGATTTTAACTGCGGCAGGTAAACCGCCCCTAGTAATACCTACTACATAATCGGGTCGCCAACCTGAATTAGTAATTTGTCTTACAATATCTGCTACTAAATTAGTGTGGTCTTGTTCCGTAATATTAATGTAATTCATACTGTTTCCATATGAGTATTTAGATTTGTTTGTTCTACGTAGTCCAAAAATTTAATAATGAACATACTTGCAACACTGGCATCATTGCCGTGAAAGTGTAGTCTAACACCTGTGGTACCATCTTGTCTACGGTGGCAGGGTTTACTTTTACCGTATTGGACATATTGTACTGTTATTTCTTTATTTCTAGTCCAATATTGTTTTTCTGTTATTATACCACCTATCATTTTATACCATTCAACCATTTCTGTGATTAATTCAGACAAGTCTATGGTAATAGCATAGTTAACTGAACAGCCCGGCGGTAACGGTATCATTTTAGGACCTATACATTTCCATAGTTACAATTTCTGAAACACGTTGGCCGATGTCCATATTTTCATCAATTACGTATACTGTTCTTTCGTTATGATCTTTTCTTTGATCATACCGTGAAGCAATAACAACTGACCCCCCTCGTGCAGGAGTAATATGAAATCTAATTGTGTTATGTGTTTCAACGTCTTCTGAAGGACCGCCCAGCATAGCAACGGGTTCAGCTACTTCAGCCATATCTCGAGCACGTTGTACTCTCTTCCATAACCAACGATCAAACCAACTCATTTTTTTTGCCTTTCCTTCCATTTGACTTGGTACTGGTCTTGTTACTGGTTTTACTGACCGTATCTTTGCTTGACTTGCTGTGTTGGAGTATTGCATCGTTAATTTCCTTGTTAAGTTGGTCCCAATCCCACGTCATATCAATTCGTCCATTTCCGTGTTCTGTAATTGTAAGATGACTGCCTTTGGTTACTATAGGCCAATCTGTTGCAGTCAAAGTTTCTTCGGCTCTGAGTTTGGATACTTCTACGATAATTTCTTGTTCTGATTTCTTTTTACGTGCCATAATTACCTCGGAGCCCAGTCCTGTTGAAGTTTGATGTTGTCAAAAAATTCTTTCTAGTCATTTGTCACAGCATCCATTTTGATAAATATAGTTGAGTTTAACACATTACATAGGAATAAGTCAATGTTCTTAGATAACAAATACACTAAAGTTTATTACAGAATAATCAACATTGCTCTTGAGCGTAATCATCTTAAAAAACGGCACGACGGATTTCAGACTCATCATATTATTCCACGCTGTTTTGGCGGAACTGATTCTACTGATAATCTTGCTGTTCTGACTTACAAGGAACATAGAGTTTGCCATCGTTTATTGATAGGAATGACCATCGGAATAAACAAATATAAAATGATGTATGCCTATAAACTGTTTAATAAACACTACGATACTTCGCACCTTCCTACGCCTCAAATATACTGTACCCCTGAATCTTATGTTAAAATGTCTAACACTCGTAAATCTAAGGGCTCTTACAAACGAGGTAAAGACAATATATTCTCTACTCCAGAAATTGTTGAACAAGTTCGACAACGGATGATTGAACACAATCCTATGAAACGACCTGAACAACGACAGCGTATGAGTTTAAATAACAACAATCCCAATGTTCGTCCTATAGTAGTGGAGGATTTAGTCTTTCCTACTCTAGGAGCCGTATCACGACATTTTAACACTACTCCTTATCTATTCAAGAAAAGATTTAATTTCCATTTCTTGACTGAAGAAGAATATTATCAAAAAACTCTTTCTTAGTTCCTTTATCTTCTTTAAACGCACCTTTTAACACAGTGGTCTGCGTTAGAGAACTATGTGCCATAATTCCTCTATTAAGGCAACACCCATGTTGAGCCTCAATGTAGACGCCAATGTCTTTTGCACCAGTTGCAAGACCTATTTCCCGAGCAATATCATTACAAAGTTCCTCCTGGAGAGTACCACGTCTTGCACACCATTGTGCGATCCTTGTGTACTTAGAAAGTCCGATAAGTTTTTGAGCAGCAATAATGCCAATATAAGCAACACCAGTAACGGGTTGATGATGATGGCTACACATACTGCGAAGCTCGCTGCGAACAACAAGCATACCTTCGTAACGATCTTCTGTGTCATTAGGGAATGCTGTACAATCAGGAGCAGGATCATATCTTCCTGCCATAATCTCATTAAAGTACATTTTTGCTAATCTACGTGCAGTTCCTCGACTATTGGGATCTGTTTCTCTGTCAATTAGTAAAGCGTCTAATACAGATTCGAAAGCTGTAGTAGCTTCTTGGATTAAATGTTCTTTATCCGACGGAGCAATGTAGCCACTAATGTTGTCTCCAGCCCAGAATCTTTTCCCATTATTTTTCATACGTTCACGAATTGCTTGTGCTAAAGTTTTTTCTGCCATATTTAATCTTTGATTGTAATTTGTCTAAGGTCAGGATATTGTACTTTTTTTGGTGTAGGTTTGTCAATACGTAATTTGTTCAATAATTCGATCCCTTGCGCAGCTTCTTCGGGCGTAGGTTTATAATGATATCCAACATAGAATTCTTTTTGATCTACCCATGGACTGACAGACAAATCTCTACCGTCATAACGCATGCGAATCAATGAATTATAATCTTGTTCATTATCCAGTAATATAGCACCACCGCGGCCAATTGCCAAAGGTTTGTCCCATCCAAAACTTAGACACTGCATCATTCCTTGGCGATACATATTTGATTCTAACCGCCGAGCACTATCCCAAATATTTGTAGTATGAAACTTATATTCACCCGTCCAATATTCTGGCACTAATCTATAAGTTATTCCTAACTTATGCATAGTCATTGGAATACTTAGATAAGTGAATGCTGTAAATTCGCAATAATGAACATGCTCATATCGTAAGCAAAGTTCTATTGCATGGGTGCAACAGTCCGTCATTATTGCATAAGGTGCCCCTGTAAATCGAGCTAATTGCTGCTCGAATTCAAAAATTTTATCGAATGTTAGCAAGAAGTTGTTTAGCTGAAAAGAAGTTATTGGATAAATTTGCTGCTGTAGTTTTTACTCGGCCACGATATGAATCGTAGTGTTTCATCATTACTCTTATATGATTAACAAGATAATCTCGGTAATGAATATAACTAGCCCAGTTTTCTGTCCATGCACTTGGATATTTGAAACATTCCGGATACATTTCAGTATAACTCAGTCTGTCTGGTACAATAGGCATGGCATCTAATAGGGCACCTTCATATGCACCGATACCCAATGTCTCCTGTAAACTACAACTAAAAACCATTTTTGCCTCAGATAGAATACTGTGATATTCATCTTTAGTCAGTTCCCGATCTTGACAAACTACAAATTCAAATTCGGGCAAACATGTTTGTAAATCCCTAAAAATCTCTACTTGCTTTTCTGGTGCAATTCTGTGAGGAAATACAATCAAATCACGTTTATGTCGATTAGCGTATGCTGATAGTAGTGCTGGCATATATTCCATTGGCCAACCTGATCTTACAATTTTGCAATTGTCGTCAGTGTATCTATCTTCCCATTCTTCAGCATACCAAGGATTTTCCGAAGTGCAACCATCGTGCAACAACTCATCAAAAAACAACTTTACATGAAATTCAGTTGCAAAATAATTATGATCGAAAGAATAGAAAAAACTTTTTTCAGCGTGTCTTACCCAAGGTTTAGGGCCAACCAATCGACCCAGAAAGTCATAGTTATCATAACTGCCAGCATGCCATAACCCATGAGTAATTACTGGGATATCCAGTAATTCGCTCATGTACTTGAGATTTATAATACCAGGATGCCAAGCATCAGTAAACAAAAAATGATCACCAGGCTTAACTGATCCGGAGCAAAATAACCTACCCATGCCCTCAACTTGTAAAGACTTATAGATATTTGTGCCACCAAAGTTAAGAAAAGCACCTGGAGTGGTTGAATTAGGAATATCTTTAGGGCCAGATAGTATCGCAACATCGTGTCCTGCCTTTTTAAGTAATTCGGGTACATGCACTTTCCATTGTGCAGTGTACCTAGTTTCTACAGGTTCTAGGTCTATTAGAAAAACCTTAGCCATTTTGTGCTTCTTTGAGCATACGATTGCGATGTTTTTCGAACTTGCGCCATTGATCTGTTTTGTATAGATCACGTTCGTCGTATCTCAACATATTATCTCTACAATAATTTAGATAATCTTCCAAGTCTGTAAATATTTTATCTACTTCAGGTTTCATACCGTAATGCTTAGAGAATTTTTTATCTGCCATGTTAAATGCCTACTGAAAGTGAAGGTTGACTAATTTCATATTTGATCAAGGCACCGTTTTCGCCGTCTTCGCTGACTTCGATCCAAACTGATCGATTTGGATAACGTGCGGCAATTTGTACATATAGATCGTCACTGATCATTTCACAACTTTTATAATTTAGTTGCAAAACACTCGATGAGCCAGAATACAACGATTCGAGCCATCGTTTAAATTGGATGAATTCAATGTCTCTATCATTGTGTAGAACATCAATCCACACACGAAAATGAAAGATATGCCTATGAGGATTTGCAAGAAACGACACATCGTAATAATCTCCTGTTGCTAATTGTGGGTCGGATGCTGCTGCAGGATAGCAGTGCATACCTTCTTTTTGGAAAGTTACCCAGATCTTTCGATCCGCATATTCCATAATTCTATTTACTTGTTCTCTTTGTTCTTGATTCACTTTTGTTCGCCTTTATGAAGTACAGGAGTATCTCCGGTATACTCACGCCAATCTGTATATACACTTCTGTTTTTAAGTTCGTTAAGTGGATGACACCAAACACCGGGATTACTGTGCCCCCAAGTCATATCGTCAATTTTGACAGTGGTATTATAGTTGTACAATTTGATATATGGGATTTTTACACTGATCATTGGAATGAAATTATTGTATTCACACCAACCTTCTTCGTGAAAATCCCTTGCATATTCGACATCAAAATCCAAAGTGACCCAATAATCTTTTACAAGTAATCCAGTGATCATTTCATTCCATTCTTGCCACTCGTAAGGATTTTGGGGATGAAAACTTTGACTGGTTCCTAAATAAACATGTTTAATCGTTTGTTCATTAAGTAAAGCAATGATTTCTTCTACAGGTTTTACTCCTACTACGAAAAGAGTTTTTTCTCCTTTCATTGCAGTATTTTCTACTTCAGTACCAACAAAATAATCAACTTGTTGACGTTCATTTGTATCTATTGCCATTTTATTCCCAATAAATGTATCCACGGCTATAATTTTTTGGTCGATTTACACCATCGCTAAATGCTTGTTGCCATTCAGTCTGTCTATTATAGCCTTTAGTCCAAAATTTGTCAACATTGAGTTTACCAGTTTGAATCCAATGCACAGCATCTTGCATTGATGAATAAAAAGTATTTGACCTTGGGCTAGGAAATATTATAGTACAGGCTTTCCAAAGAAAGTTACCAAAATCTGTAGTAATTGGTTTTTGTACTCCCATAATTATCAATGATTGATTTTCGATAATATCTTGCTCAAATAATATATTATTAGAACTTAGGTCAATAACAACATCATAATGACCTAAGGGTGTTTGATTTAATCTTGCTACTGATTCCCACAAATTTTTATTACTTGATCCTACAATATCAATCATGTATTGTAATTTATTAAGAATAATAGTATGGTAAGTTACCCAAGATAAAAAACCAGATCCTAAAATTAAAAGTTTTTTTCCTTTTCCGCTATGTTTAACTAATTCAGTAAATGATTGTCCAACAATGTTGATACCGCATGCAACCGGCTCTATAATATATTTTGGCTGCGCTTCAGGAACACGTACATACTCACATTGTTTTGCAATGTACATATCTGCATATGCCGGTTCACCTCTGGTTGCTACATAATCCCCAATTTTGACATCTTCAACGCTATCGCCTATAGCAATTACTTGCCCAAGACCTTCATGTCCTTGCATGTTGACAGGCAACGGACCAAATGACCCCAACATCATGTCAATATCACTTCTGCAAACACCAGTCATTAAACTTTTGACTAGTATGCTATTGTCTGTTAATTTACCTGTAGTAAATTCTCGTTCTTCGAATGAGCCCTTACCTTCTGTAACTAATACTTTATTCATAAATTTATTTTTCCGTGTATCCAATAGTCGATATAAAACTGTTTGTCCCAAAATAGTCTATTATCTATGTTGTCTATGCAATCCATTATCATATTACGATAAGCAGATTCTGGACAAAGACCTAATTCTACAAATGTCGAATCAAAATGAATACCGATGTCGTTGGGTTTAAGAGTGCGCCAACTCGAACGGAAAAAGCATCTCCGATTTTTTATAGTACATTCTAGGTCGATATTATCGTCTACGTTATAAGTTCCATCGAAATTTACACTGCCATAATCACCATCTGTTAAATCTTTTAATTCCCACTGTTGCCATGAATTTTTATATAACCAAGCAGCATGTTCGTACTGTGGTTCCAGTGCAATAAACAAACTCAACAAGTGAGGAAATAAGTCTCTACTTACTCCCCCAAATGCAAGTTTTTTATCAGTGAACCAACTACCCGGGTAAGGAACTCTATTTTCATTTAACCAATGAAATCGTATTTCATTGCTTTGTTTATAGAGAGTTTGTAATTCTTCAATGTTATCTCTCCACATATTATTCTTGACCATAATACAGCGGGTTTTAGGATTTTGACTGACTAATTTCCTCCAGTCTGATTGGTATTGTAAGCCAGGTTTTTCTACAAACAAAATACGACAATGGGGGGCAATTTCAAACGCAATACTGTTATGTGTAAAATTTGGTGTACAAATATGAACCGTATCAAAATGTTGATGATCTCGAACAGCATCTTGCCAAAATTTGTAGTCAGCGGGTTTGTTTAAATCAGTAGTGACAACTTCAAATTTAAGTTCTTCAAGGACTTGTTTATATAATTGTCCTATACCCATGCCTATAATTAAACTTTTCATTTTATTACTCTACAGTAGATTCTAAATCGTTAAGTCTTTGCTCATCGAAATCACTGTCATCTCTTGCCGGATAATCCTCTGAATCAGACTCAAACAAATTGTTAAACATATAAGACGCATTAATAGTCTTTTTACCAACTGTACCGCGTGTACCTATAATACTTTTCCAATATCTTGAATAATGCTCTACTAGTTCATCTGCTCGTCCTCGATCACTAGTAGCAAAAATATCATTTACAATATCCTTAAAGAAATTACGATCGTATTGTCGAAAATCTCGTTTATTGGCAGTGGTTGCTACTAACATTTCAGGACATAGTCCTTGATCATATTGTCTATTAGCTTCTTGAACTGCATTCACGTGCATCCATACATTATGTGCCATTTGTAAAGTATAACTGAAACTGTCCCAGCTTGTACGACCTTCTCGACCAATCTTATTAAGGTCGCCAGGCTTGTATATGCAAACATCTTTCACAGTTAATCTTTGACTAATCGGACTGGCCATAAATGAATCCATTACTTGATCTTGTAAAATAGCATCACGTAAAGACCTATGGTCAGTAGCGTATTTTTTATCATCCACACTGGGTTGCATGAAGTAACTCCATTTTGATCGATCAGGAGTTGCAACATCATAATAAATTTGACCATTTGCAGTTGCAAGAAAAGGACTTGCACAATCAAAACTTATAGTGAAATTTTCATTATGATACTTACGCACAGCACGTTGAACATCAGTTAACAACAAAGCCCATTCCAATTTACTAGTGCCAAGAAAGTGCATCCAATCATGTAAACCTGGTTCCAACAACCCATCAAACCTCAAAGCCACAATTCTTTTAAGCAACAAATGAACATCACACATGTTCTGCCCACCCATAGCCCAACCTTCAAACGGTTGGCTATATTGTTTAGGATCGCAGAATTTTTTCATTTGCTGATACCAATCTTCTGCTTCTGAGTGATTCTCACCTTGCAATACATTTAAAAATTTACAACGACCAGTACGATTACGCATAAAGTATTCGTTGTTAATCATAGTTGCATCGACTGCTTCTTGATAACAAGTTACTCCTGTGGCTGCTTGGCCTGCAGGACTACGTGCAACCCATGCTGGAACATCAAGAATCATGCCCCGATCCATGTAAGCATCCATCCAAGAAAGAACTTGAGATCGTTTCTTTTGTGCTTTGGGACAATTTGGATCTTTCCAATTGCCTTCCCACACCCCTTTACCTATTTGAAATCCACCGCTATCACCTAAAATAAATGTATTGGGATCTCGATTACGAACCATATCATCACGACCCGGTGGTTTGTTTACATCTAAATCAGCATGACCTGCACTGTATAAATTCCACTTATAAGTAAAATACCCAATCTGGTCATTGAGCCAATTCATCCCTTCAATACCATGTTCAAATCCCGCAGGGATTCTTGCCGGATCAATATAATTTGGATCTAGTCTTTGCTTACTGATATCCCTCGAATAAAAACTACTTAAGGCCGGCAAAAATATTGCGTAGTCGTTTTGCTTTTTTGTTAAATTGTCTTGTGGAATAGTGAACATTGTTACTCAGTTATTATTTTGTTTGTGCAGGCAGAATATAATTGTACTGAGAAATACCACTGTCAACTGTGATCATAGCTGCACCCTCATCACTGATTTTAAATGTTTTATCGCCGGGCAGATTCAAGATACTGATAACAACTGCAACAGGCCAATGCCAGGCTTTAGACAATGTACCGCTAACTCCAGATTGAAATACAAAATCCCCAGCGTGACTGCTATGATCACCAAAGTAAAATTTTAGATCATTCTTATCTGTTTTTGCTACGAAGGTAGTTTCTTCACTGTTAGCACTGGCTTGAAATTTAAGTTTTTGGATACTGGCCGCGCTGGGCACAATGTCGATATGCCATTTAACCGGCCGCATTTTTGCGGATTTTAGTTTATCGTTTACAATTTCTGCACTCATAAAACGATAATCGTTTTTAAAATCGCCAGTTTTGTTTTCAAAATGAATACCAACTGGCACATCTTCGGAATTTTTATTTTGACGAATCACTGTAATCACAGCGTCGTCTTTATATTCAGGAATATTAAGAATGGTATTAAGTTTACCCAAATTCGGCATGCCAAACGTGCCAATAAACTCAGCCATAGGGCCGCTAAATTTAGCTTGCAAAATTACGCTTTTGTTTTCAGCAATAGCTTCGATTGCGGTTTCTGTTTCTGACCCAACAATTTTCACAAAGTCAATCACACCCAGGCCGTGAGTATGTTGTACAATGTCTAGTAAATGATCTTTCATAATTTCTCCAATGAATGTTAATATTATACGTAATGTATTTAGAAAATGCAATTAAAAAGATATAATTCTTCTAAGTCCTTGCATGCCTTTTACAGTAGTTAAACTGCCAGGTTTTCTTAAAATTATCCAATAGACGTGTCCTATATTACCTTGGCTTTCTATGTCGTAACCAATTCGTTTAGCTATTTGTTCTACTAGATATTTTGGCATCCAACTTTTAAAGCCTGTTTCAGCATATTTGGCATTTTGATAAATTTCGCAATTATTATAATTAAACATTACTGTACCGCCAGCTTTTAATATCTTAAAAATAGAATTGAGATAACTTTCAAAAAAATCAGCAGGAAAAAAGGAGAATACGTCCCATGCAAAAACAAATCCAAATTGACCTTCGGGTAACTTTTCTAATAGATGATTTTTAGCTTCCGATTCAACAAACACATACGGCCGGACCCGAGGCCTATATGAAGGTTCGAATTTATTAATTGTAGAGTCCAAAAATTCTTGATGAATATCTACTAGATAAAGGGGATCCGCAGCTACTAAATATTCAGTCCATTGTCCATCCCCGGGTCCAATTTCTAAACAAGGGAATCTTGGAGATGTTTTTAACGCAATTTGCGATTTAACTAAATTCTTTACACCTGGATCTGCTTGTTCGATCCTGTTAAGTCTTTCCATCTCTGTAGAAGTTATACTGCAAACTTCAGCATCATTTATTTTATACCCTCGGGTTAACATTACTGCAGATTGATTGTTGATTTTTTCTTCAATTTGCCTAATTTGTTTGTGTAAATTAGACAGTAATGTGTTTTTTTCTTTAGAAAGAATATCAAAAAATCCGCAAATATCTTTAGTAAAAGTAAAGTCTAAGGTAGATAATGCATTGAGATAAGTCTGTGCGTATGTGAGTTCTTCACTGGAAGTTAAAAATTTGTTCAAATTGGATTGAATCTCTAATAGATCGTTTTTTAATTTTACTAATTCAGAAAGTTTCATATTATTCAAAAGAAAATAAAGAATCAAACGTTGAAGAAATATTTGTGCTGTCTGCAATTTTCCAATTGAGTACACCTAATAGATTTTCTACTTTTTGATCAACAATGGTACTTTCCATTTCTCCATCGTCGAATGGCAAATCCTTAAACCATTTAGGTATATGAAGTTCGTCGGTGGGATATGCCATACTAGTATAGTTTAGAGGATTTTGTTTAAGCTTACAAACAATTACTTTCATTCCGTCAACGATTTGCATACTGTAATTGTCACTATGCATGCGTCTCAAGTTGTTCCAATTCATGGCTGCACGAACATGCCCTGGCATATTAGCTTTGCCAAGCCTGACTTCGTCTGCAACATACTTGGTCAGATTATTAACACGTTTGGGCGTACCTTTTTCCCATGCTGGACGTTGTTTGAATGCTATTTTAAATTCTCTCACCTTGTCAATAATGTAATCTCTTTCTGCACCAGTAAGAACGTTGAGCAGAATTTCACTTAAAAAGTCTTGCACCACTTTGGGAGTGTCGCTACGTTTTAGATCCAGTCCCATTGCTTTAACATCGCCCGGTTTACCTTTTACATCTTTACGTTTGCCTTCTTTATCGTAAATTAGAACTGCGTAGCGTTTCTTTTTTATGAACAAACCTTTGCTAGCAACCAGTTCCCTGCCACCCTTGATAATTGCACCATTCTGTCTAGGGCAATGAAATGCACGTTCCATGAATGAAGGAAAGCTTTGATTAACTTGCTCACCAATTTGATCATATAGTTGAACACAAATTTCTTTGTTCCATTCCATACGACCAGCTTCTACATCTTCACGAATAGCAGGCCATGCACTAAAATACACACTGTCTGTATCACCATAAATTATGGAATCTCCTACATGATCGTATTTGTTAAATATACATTCATTAACAAATGCATCCATATGTCTGGCAATAACACGACCTGTTAACGTAGTCGATTGTCCAATACGTTGATCAAAGAATCTACAACCTGGATTAAGAATAGCTCCATACAAACTGTTCAGATTAATTTTCTTAACCAACTGTCGTTTGTTCCAGTATTCTTGGTCTTCGGGTGTCAATGCCTCTTTCAATTTTGCCTGCATCTGTTTTCGTTCCGCATACCATCTTTCCAATAATCCCGGAACTACACCTTTACGATCAGTAGTAAAGATAGTGCCGTTGGCACTTAACACCCAATCTTTATTGCTGTCAAATATCAAACGCCAAACATCTGCGGCGCTAAGAACGTCGCTACCCCCAGATTCCCAATCAATGGTAATTTCAGTCCCCGCTTCTCCGTTCATCACTGCAGTATATTCTAAACTGCCAAACAATCCTTCCCATGCTTCTGCGAAACTAGTACCTGAATCAATTTTATCTTTAATGTACCTTTCAGTCATTACGGGATGTAGTTGTCCTACGATTGTTTCGGGCCCCATGTTGAGTGCTCTAATAGCTGAGGGATAGAGACTGTTGATGTCGATTGCGCCGATCCATTCGTGCATACCCCTTTTGGGCGTAGCAACATAGGCACCTGCCGCTTGGGTTTCTCCTCCATCTTCTTCCCGACTTTTCCGATTAGGAACGACCAATCCTTGACTGTGTGCTTCATTGATAATTGCCTGTTCTGTAGTTGCAACTGCACCCATTGTTGTCATGAGCAACACCGTGTTGTCATGAGCAATGGTATTTGCTAAATCTAAAAATTTTAACTTTTTATCTAATTTTGCAAGAAGTCTTGTGTCCTGACGATTGTATTCTATAAACTTAGGAAAATCTTTATTATATAGTTGATCTAATGTGCCTTCGTAAGCAGTTTTTCTTTCGTCAAGTTCGTACTCACCGATTGCATCTAAACTATAACTGTGTCGTTCTTCATAGGTATACTTGCGATACAACTGCATATAATCCATATGTACACGACCAACCAAATCGAATGTAATTTGAGTTGCCCCAAATCGTTCAAATTCTCTTTGTTTAGGATACTGTCCCCAGAGGCAAAGACGACGGGTATCGTCTTTGCTCAACACACGGGTAATACGGCCTACTGTGTAGGGAATATCATAACCTTCACTGTTCCATCCTGATAATATATCAGCATCATCTATTAGATTTAAAAAAGTATCTAATAGATCCTCCTCACGCTCAAAAATATAGCAGTCGGGAAATTTAGCAGCTATTTCTTCAGCAGTTTCCCATGACATTGACCGCGGTGGAATCGCTAAGGTTATTAATTTATCTAACCAATCCAAATAAACACTAACCGCGTTAATTTTATTAAATGGATCAGATACCGGACTAAATCCACGGACCGGATCGAAATCTACTTCAATGTCGAAGAATGCAGTTTGTAAACGTGGGGGATCGATACCCAAATAATTTTCTTCAAGGCATCTGAACACAGGTTTAAAATCACTTTCCCACAGTCTCTTACGACCTTGTATTTTAAGTTCTCGTTGAAACTCTTTATTGTTATGTGTAGAAAATCGAGAAACCGGAGTACCATAAATGGTCCTATGCTTGCCTTTTGGGTCGTCGTAGTAGAATATATAATTTGCAGGATATTCTTTATATACACGTTCACCTTGAACACGTTCTACTACGTGTATTCGATCACGCTGCCGATCAAACAATCCGTCTACGTAGCTCACAGGGTTTTACCAACAGTTTCCAAAATGGTGTTTAGTTCGTCATGATCACGATTTGTTTCATGTAGTTTGCTTTTGTGTGCAATTTTGATTGCCTTTTTTAGCGTCGCTGGTTTAATTTCAAGTTCTTCGGCGATGGCTTTAATTGTTTCATTGAGTCCTGCATTCAAATCCTCAACTTCTTGAAGTACAGTCATTCCTTCATTAATCAATTGAGTTAGTTT